ACTCGTTCTTTTGTCTGTCTGAGAAAACAATTCTATTAAATTCAGATTCTTTAATCTTGCCCAATGTACCTGCGGCTGCTATCAGTAAATTTTTAATTTGTTGATCTTCTTCTGGTGTTAAACTTGCTCTGCCTGTTAGGTCTTTATAAAATGCGTCATCGAACCAAACGTCGTTGCTAGGAGTAAGACCTTCAACTGATGCTCCAAAGCCGGCCTGCATGTTGCCAATACTGTCGCCTTCGTACTTGGTGTGAAATATAATGCCTATTTTAGCTCTAAGAATTTTTTTTGCTAATAGGGAATCAACTGGAACTGCGTATGTAATTGTGTTGGGAGTAAATGTGATATAATCTTGGCCATTGATGTTTATTTGTTCTAAGTCGCCAGGAGTAAACATCAAGTCACCTTGAAGTACACCCCCTATGCCCAACTTGGATAGATATTTTAATGCCACTTCTAGTTTAGCAGCCAGTCCTTCAGCTTCGCCATAAAACTTTTTAATGTCTGCTATTGATTTACATAGCTTGGGTTCTGTTTTACTGAATACACTTTTTGTACCAACAAAGAACTTGCCGTCAGCTGGGTCGATGCCGCATATGATTGCAGGTGCACCGTCCCATTTGACTGTTACTTTAACTGGACTGCCCTCACCTTGCGCAAACATCTTGCGAAGACCTTCCATGTAATTCAGTGCTTGTTGGGCGCCCGAGTAGCCTTCATTGTAGATTAAATCTTCTACATGTTCTAAATGCACGTTCTTGCCTTCGGCTGTTTCGCAAAGCAACCAAGTTTTAGGAATTTCTCTTATTTCAAATAATTTCATCGTTTGCGTTTTCTGGTAGTGCCATAAGGTTCTTGTCTGAGTCTACCATCCGCTACCTGTTTGGCTAAAAAGTCCACTGTGTCATCGTCAGTAACCGGTCTACTGAGTTCTATTTCATTGGGCCAGTTGTTACCCATGTATTCATACCATTGATCACGCTTGTCAATAAAAAACTTTCTATTGCCTGCATTGGTGCCAACTGTTACAGTGTTGACCATGCCTGGTGGTGGAGCAGACACAGTGGCAGAAGCCTGTGTTCCAGTCGCAGTGCCCAACATCCTATCCACATAATCCTGCATCTCAGTTCTAGCTGCTGAGGCTACACCATTATTATAAAGTTCTTGCTGTAGTGCTTCTACTGCTGCAAATTTATTGATTAAATCCGCAGGAGGTTTTTTACCAGATCTAATCATTGATGCAATTTGACCAGTCAATTGATTCATTTGTTGTTGTACTTGTTTACCCTGTTCACGACGAGCAGTACCAACAAGATTGGTCAAACCTATCTTTTTAAAATGACTTAATCCTGTGAGATAAGCTGCCACTGATTGTTTATTAATGGTGTTGGGCAGCGGCTCGTCTTCTATTTTGCCCGACATATAATTGTTTAGTGTTTTGGTCTGCGAATCGAATCCAGGATCACTGGCGTAAAACTCTGTTGCAAATGCACGAAGTTGATTTAGTACATCATCCCTATCAAATGTTTTGTCATTGTTGATATCTATTTGTTGTTCTTTGAGTCTTTTAACAAATTCAGTAATGGCGTATGTGGGTACTTGTTTGTCGTAGGCCTTTAATTCTGCATTGAATTTTTGACGTTCTTGTGCCGCAGATCTTTCTGCACGTTGAGTTGTTGTACCCACATTGCCTGAGCCGCCACCCAAAATATCAAGTCCCTGTACTGCGCCAGTTGCCACACCACCCAGGACATTACCCACACCCTTGACCACTGATCCTAAACCGCCCGCAGCTTGTTTAACACCACTCCAAATTTGCCCTTCGGCGGCAAACTCATTTGCTTTCATTTTTTATCCTTTTTACACCTCTGGTAAACTTAGACCCGTCTTGTGTTCTGATACTGTTGATCAGTCGGCGTTCTAGTTCTTCTGCTTGTTCAGTGGCATAATTTTCACGAATAAAATTAATCAAGTTGACAGCGCCTGCAATCACATGATTGGCTCGTGACTCTACTAGATTTTCCTTGTCTTTTTGTAGTCTTAAGGAATCCAGCTCTTCTAGTAAACTACGAGTCTTTTTTTGCAAAATAATGCTCCAGATTAAATGTATTTATTAATTTGACCCACATACGTCATCACAGACTACCAAACGGCCATGTTCGTATTTTTCTAATTTCCAGCGTTGTTCTACATTGTTGAACCATGTTATGCATGTTTCGATACCGTGGTGTAGTGCATTATTTTCGCTGATGATTGAACTTAACTGTTCATTTATTGCTTGATGGTATTCACCTTTGCCATAAGTACTAGGGTAAAATCCAGTCCAACAACAAGGAAACACCTCGCCTGTTGCACTTATGTATATAGATTTCATCATCTTGGCCTTGCAGTACACACGGGTGCTAGGTGTCTTATTTGGTACAATATCTTCTAACAGTATTAGATCTGTTTTCTTCTTGAAAAACAATGTTTGAAAATCTGTTCTACCTTGATAATTTCCTAAATTGTACAGATGATTTCCATCTTTATCAAACACCGGGCCTGTGTCGCGACCATGATTCACTAGTTCAAATTTACCAAAACCCAAAGCAGTTGACAACTTTTTGCAGTCTTCAATTTGATGCTCATTATGCTGGAATTTAATAAACTTCCATGTTGCGTTGCCGCCAGCTGAAATAAATGTGGAAGCATTTTTAATGATTGTTTTCCAGGAGGTGTTTCTTCTATACAAATTATGTGTGTCCTCTAGACCGTCCAAGCAAAATGTCACGTTTGAATTCAATTTTGCTAGCCTGATCCAAAAACTTTTGTCACGGGCTGAGCCATTTGTACTAATAGATACGTGTAAATTGTCGCGACCTTGTTTGAAATACTCCACTATATCAGCGGCTTGTGGATTCATTATCATGTCGCCAAAGTTACCATTAATTCTGATACTAGTTAATTGATTAAGGAATTCATTGGTAAAGATCTTTTTGACTTTTTCCAATGTCATGTTTAGTTCCGGATATCCGTCATTGTGCTGATACCCATGAAAATTACGTGGACAAAGCGGACAACTTGCATTACATAACGTCGATATTTCTAAATGCACGTCACGAATTTCTTTATACTCTATCATTCCACTTTCTTCAATCCAGCAATCATGTTTTTGAGTTTTGCACTATTAACTTCGCCGGATCCTGAGCCTGTGGGCTTGTCCCACGCAGGTGTGCCTGTTGCACGTTTGAATGCAGCAGAGCCCGACCCTTCGGCATCGTCTCCTCCGGTAAATGTAGTCTTGGGTTTGATGCTACTGAGGATACTGCCCACTTGCGGTCGCATGGAACCAGGAGTACCCTGTGCATCTTCTCCAGGGTCAGTGATACGCAAAGTTTCCACGTCAAAATCCAAGTCCACTTTCATGCCCACACCACTCGAACTACGAGTTTTCATCAATTGAATCTGATAGCGACCACGTTCACGCATTTGTCTGCTGGTGAAAATACCAAACACATTATCTGCTGTGTTGATCTTGCTGATGCCGCCCGAGATATGACTATGGTCAAATTCAACTTCCTCAACAGCACTGCGATTTAACTGTGATGCAGTTATCATCAATATGTTAAATTCTTTTGCCAAGTTACGCAGTTCTTCACTCACATACTTGTCTTTGACAAACAGGTCGTTGGGGCTGACCTTTGCACTCACGGGCATGACCAAGTCCAAATAGTCCACCATGATAAAGTCAGTTTTTCTTCCTGTCTGCACTTCTAGTTCTTTGAGATACGCACGAATTTGATTGACGTTGCTCTGTGCTGGCATATACTTGATGCGTAAACTGCCTGACTTCTTTCCAGTCATTTTAACTTTGAGTTCCAGTTGATCCAAGTCCCTGAAAATTTCCTTGGTGCTGATATTGGCCACCATACTGTCCATGCGCATGGCACACAATTCTTCGCTGAGTTCCAATGTTAGGAACACACCACTGAGTCCTTGTGTGACCCAATTGATGGCAATGTTTTGCATGAACAAACTTTTGCCCGAACCCGATCCGCCTGCAAAGATGTTCAACTCGCCGCGATTCATACCCCCAAACAATCGCTTGTCCATGGTGGACCACCCTGTGCTAACTTGTCCGTTGTTGTCTTTGATCTTCATTAATCTAGCACGGGGATCTGCAAAGTATTCTGTGCCCATGTCTTTGGTCAAACTGATCTGCACAGCATCCTTGATTAATTTTTCAATTGGGTCAAAGTCTCCCTTTTCAATCATGTCAGCTGCTTTGAGCACTGCACGTTCCAGTTCCTGTTTTTTAGTAAAAGTCTCAAACTCTCCCATGAACCATTCATAATGATTGTCATTTAAATCGGGCACTGGTTTTAAATCTGTGGTGGTCACTGCAAGTATCTGCTCGGCAGTGGGCATGGACTTGTGCCCTTCTATGTGATCTTTGATAAATTTGGCAGCTTCTTTGAGACTGCGATCAAAGTTGTCCGGGTTATAAATGTTTTGCACTCGCAGATAACTTTCTGCATTTTGTACCATCATTTCCAAAAACAACTTTTGTAATTCTGTTGAATATTCTTTACTCATGTGTTATATTTTACCTGCTATTAATTTTATTTTTAATGGATTAGATTCTGCGGCTGCCAGTATGCTGGTTAACACAAACAGTTTCCCATACAGCTCCACAGCTTTACTGACGTCCTTACAGTCTGTATGCCACACAGGGAAACTCACTGACCACCCATAGTCAATTGCTTGTTCCACGGCTGTGTGCCCGGGCCATACTGCCGCACCTTGTTTGTTCACATGCTTGTCAAAGTCCGGAACATAGATAATCCGTTTGCCCAAACGTTCTATTAGATCTGCTTGTTGCATACTTATTTCGTTAGTTTGTGTACTGACCCCATCTATGGCCATGGCATCAAATGGTCCTTCCACCACTATGACAAATTTGTTTTCCGCCCGTTGATTATCCAAATTAAAAACAAAATGTCCAGGATGATCTGAAAGGTACTTGGGTTTTATGCCATCTACCAGTCCCCTTGCAGTATATCCCACAATCTCGTTTTTGTATTTAAAAGGAACAATGACCCTGCGATTTAATTTATGTTCAATTTCTGGAGTCCAGTAAAAATCATATTTCTGTAAATCGATCTTTCGTCCCGCCACATAATCAACTGCATCAACAAATCCCGTGGGGTAATTTTTATCTGTCAGTTCGTAAAATTCAGCCAGGCCAATAAAACTCACTGCTTCTTTTGGCAGTGATCTTGATTGAAAGGAAATTTCTTCTTCTGATTCCGGTTCTCGAATCTGTTCCGGGCTGATCAAATCTTTAACTCGTAATGCTTCGATTACCAGACGTTGTATTTCTGTTTGGTCTGCGCCCAACCATTTTAAGAAACGTCTGTATTTGAAACTCAAGACCCTGCCAGGTGTATAACTGGTTTTGAATCCGCAATTAAAACAATGATAGCTAAGGTGTCCGTCACCGTTGGTTTTTATGCCGCCCCTGCCTCTGGTATCTGTGTTATGGCCGTTGTGAGTGCAGCACACTGCATTGAAACTGAGCCACCCGCTTTGGCTGGTTTTGCGTTTGGACGGCAAGATGCCAAGGGTGTAATCTTGTACAGAGTTAAACATAGTTGTTAGTATACACTAACATTTGATAAAAATCAAATAATTTGGCTATGCTTGGTCTGCTTTGTCATACATCATTAAATTAATGCCTGAAAGTTTTTTCATTTGATCTAATTCATCTTCAGTGTCTTGAATATTTTCGTCATAGATGTTTTCAATATTGACTGCTTTCTTCAACAGTTCTAACTCGGCCTGTGGTGGCGCAACAAAAATACCGCCTCGTTCAGTTCTATCTACTAGTTCAGGTTCAACCTGGTGTAGTTTGCCAGATGCTGTGATGTCTGCTTGTGGAGTGTGCTGTTGTCCACTGAATGCAGACAACATATTGGCTGCTGCTTGGATAAATTCGTGTGATTTCATAATTAAGTATTCTTAAACGTTGTGCTATTTTGGTTCACTGCGCTTTGAAACACCGTGCCACATTCTGTCAGTGTGATGGCAGTATTGACGCCTGCAACTGGCAAGACTGAAATTCTGTTTCCAATGCCAGTCATGTTGATGTATGTGGGAAAGTTTGCGGGAATCATAGCGCCCACATTGGCTGTGAGTGTTGCTGGTGCATTGATAGCGTAAACGCAGGCTGCATTTGCTACTATTTTAACTTTTGTGCTGGCTATGGTGTTGGTGTTACCAGCTACATTGGCTGCTGTTGCTGTCACTATTGTATATGATGCCATATCTAAAATCCTGTCTATATGTTATTTAGCTGTTATTAGGGTAAGCTGTGCTGACTACAAACATCTGTCCCTGGGCTCCCCAATTATCATCTACGTAAGCAGCATAATTTACGTTGCCGCTAGTGTAGCGAATACTGTATATGTATTGGTCACGTTCAAACACATTTACGTTGGCAGTGGGAATAGTGACAGTGCCTATACCTGTTGTAGCATTGGAAATTGTAACGTTAGATTGGAAAATTACGTTGGCATTGCTGGTTACATAATCGTCTATTACACTAAACACCAACGGTTGCACGTTGGATAAATTGTAGGGTTTTTGATCCTGATTTTGTACTTTTACTTTGATGACGTTGTTCACGCCTTTATAGCAGGTAATTGTTCTGGTATACACAACTCTGTTCCTTTGTTCTATTTCTGGATCTGTGGCAATCTGTACCAGGATCGTATTGTCGTAGATATATGTATTAATCTGTTGCATTCACATATTTAGCGAACATTTCAATTACAAAACTATCCGAATTTCGAATTGCTAAATATTCAGTGATGGATTATCAAAAACTATTAGATCAGTACCCGTTTCTCAGCTATCTTACCTATGGGGGCAATGAATATGTTGGAATCATACAAAACATCGACGATGTGATCACCAGTATCTACGATTTTGCTGTGCTCAGGACTGAGCCGCAAAAAGTGTTATATTTGGATTTGGGGGAAGTATGGTGGTGGGAAAGTAATAGGATGGTTCCCATTAACATTTTCTTAAAACAGGATTGGACCCCATTCAAGCCCACATTAAAAACATTCAACAGTAAAGACGTTGAATTAAAATACGGCCCAGCGTTAAGCCTTAAAGAAAACGCACAAAAGCGCAGTAAGAGGCGCAGTATTACATTAGTTAGAAAGATCTAATAGGTTCATATGCACAACTACTAAATGTGCATAAGCAACCGCATGCGATTTTTTAAAGTAGTAAGCATTGTCGGCAGGCTTCTCCCAAACAGATTCTGCCACTTCTTGCCACGATTTACCTATTAGTTGTCGTTTGGCAGGACGTATCACGGCCAAGAACATGGCCAGTCTGGGAATAGTATCCACTGGCTCAGGCATCTTGATCAAAGTATCGTAATGATTGTTAATATGAATTAACTGCCCACAGAATTCGGGATCATACAATTTGTCCCAATCGGGTTCTGTGGACATCAGCTGCTCTAAATGTTGTTCATTGTCAATTTGGTTATACAAACTTACATTTAATAGATCCAATTTGACATACCCACGATCTTCGGCCGCTTTGTGATCTAAACTTGATTGTCCAGTAAAAGGATCTACGGGAATGTCTGTAAAATAAACACCAGTATTGTGTTTGACCATATGGCCGTCACGAACTATACTAGCAGGTGTGTGCTTTAGTAGAGATAGTATCTTGTCTCTATCCCCAAAGTCAATATCGATGTCACTCTTAAATGTCATTGTTTGTATTTCAAACTAAACCAACTGGCCAGTTCATCTTTATAAAAGGTAAAAACTGTGTGTCTGGCAACAGACTCACCGGTAAAATCATTCCACTGCGGGGGACAATATGCAAAGTCAAAATCTATTCCTTGTTGGTAACCTTGATTTTTTAGATCTCGCACAAGATCAAGGATCGGGCCCACTAGCTCGTCATTTATATTGATTTTTGTCACAGGCCTGCCTTGCTCAAAATGTCCTTGACCCATTCAGTGTCTGCCACATAGTCCTTGAATCGACGTTGCCAAACGTCAGGATCTATCCACGGCATGATTATTGTGATTTGTTCCTCGTTGAGTCGATCAAGAAACTCAACGCCCGAATCACAATTATACACAATCCAAGGACTAACACGACCATCTCTGATGTGTTGCACAATGCGATTGCCGGCACCAAGCCTAAAATAATTGTTAAAGTTGTTCTGTAATATATGATCTGCATCTGCGTACCTTTGCATTTCTTTGAGTGCTCGTTCCAGTGCGTCCTGCACTGCTTCTTTACGCATGTATTCAGACAGCCATTGAAGATACAGTTCTTCCTTGCACCAGTGATCTAATTTTTTATTGTTTTTTAAAAGCCAATCAGTAAAACTACCAAAGTTAACACAACGAATAGAATGAGCGTGTCTGCCGTACTTAACAAAAGCAAGATAATAAGGACTGCTAGCAAAGTCATCATATGTTTTTAGTTTTGCACTACCCTGTGTTAATTCGTAAAATCGTAAATATGCATTGAAACCCAACTGTACAGTTGCATCAGTTTGACCTTGATGTCTACGTTTTTGTTCGCACATGTGTGCGGCCAGAGTACTTTCTTTACTATAAGATTTTTTACAGTATTTACAGGTGTGCATCAAGCTATTTTATGTTCTTTAATATAATTAATCAAATATTCATTTAATTTTTGATGATGTCCGGCCACCCTGTGTTTGATTCGATCCTCCGTTGTTGGAGTATTTAGACGCATGATGGCCAATGATTTGGGTGAGTGCGACTGTTGTGCTGTTACACCTTGCTCGTGCTGCCAAGGAACACTTTGCCACTGGAATCCATGCACTATGTTGGCTACCGATTTGAACAAGGTTAACCTGGAGCTGTCAATCAGCCTTGCTAGGCCATGGTCCGGCAACATATAAGAATCATCTGCTTGCTGAAACAGCAAAACTTGATGGCCACGACTAGTCAAGTCACTGACTGCGGCCAACATGCGATACATCAAATCTTCTGTACGATCCAACAAACTGTAGACATCAGCTTTGTATTGTAACTCGACCCAATTCAACGAATCCTGCTCTTTCCAAAAATGCTCCCACCGGTTGCTGAACTGTTGATTTTGCGGATTTACCCATCGTCCTTCGAAACTGGAGTGTACCGTCTCGTCTAGTTTGTATTTTAAAATAGGTATTTCTGCTCTACTGATAAAGGTCATGCCCAGGATGTACAAAGTGGGTTTGTCAGTCAAGTAACTATGCTTGAGCGTGGTTCTAAGAATTCTACTGTTAGCACTGCCACCGATGGCCAGGGAGCAACTAGACTCTATGCCCAACCCTTGTGCCAACTCCGTATGGCCGCCGCCCGAAGCATAGAGCTCCATGTAGCTACACCCATTGACCACTAACTGGCGATAGATCAACCCAATTCCTTTTTGATATCTTGATCACTGATGCCCATGTCCTTGGCCAGTTTTTTTAAATCTGCCACAGTGTTAATTTCAGCCAGCAGCTCGATGTCATCTTGTCTCAGATGTGGATTAATCCTTGCCAAAAATTTAACACTTTTGCTATTATTAGTGCCTTCTTTTTTCTTGCTGGCTTGCCAATAATGCCGTTGCCTGCCCATGCCAGGACTAACGCTGGTACACAATAACCATTGTAGTTTGGGATGCTTGCCCAAGTCGAAGAAGTTTTGATTCACTTTGTCGTTGGTGGCACGAAGATACCATTCTTGTAAGGTATCGTCACCTTCCACACTGGCGGCATATCGCAACATCAAGTATGTTGCAAACTTTTTCTTTTCGTCGTCAGTCAGCTCGTCGTAGAACGCTCGATTTTTTATATCAAGTTGAGCCATTTCGTTATTGATTGATAGTTTGTCCATTATACGGGGTGATGTGAAATAGTGTCTTTGCTATCTCTTATAAGATAATACAGCATTATAACACGTTCCAACTCTGCTTGTAAAGCTGGATTGGATCGTGCTTCTCGCCGAATCTCGCCCCAAAGTTTATCTTCCATAATATGTTCGCGCAGCGGGCGACCGTCGGCAGTTCGGGGATCGGG